GCGCAAGACTTGGAAGATGACCCGTCAGGTTTGTGGGTTGGGTTGGTTGAAGCCGTAAGGCAACGAGTAGATGAACGTAAATGAAAGGCTATGAAATGGAACTCGAAACACGCATTGAAACGACACGCAAACGCCGCCACATTCATGTTGATGCACATGATGGCGGTGTATGGTTAAACGTGGTGGTTGAAGCTGCCCGTTGTCATGTCACTTTGACCAAGGAACAGGCTAAAGACATGATTGCCGCCCTGATTCGCATTGTTGACGCAGAGGCGAAGCCATGAACAAGCCACAAAACTGCGGAACGTCACATTGCTCTTGCATTGAGTGCGTGATGGAAGATGACGAAGAACAAGAATGTAGTTGGTGCAATGGTTGCGGTGAAGGCGACTATGACGGTGCAGCTTGCCGCAAGTGCCACGGAACTGGCATTGAGCCACAAGAACCAGAAATGGACCAGTGTTATGACATTGATGAATAAATTGCCCTTATTAGAAGATGTAAAAAAACAAGTCTGGTATGACACGCAAACTGGCGTGTTTAGGTCTAGAACTGGTTATAAACATCACAAGCCTTGGCGAATTGTTGGCAACAAAGAAACCAAAGGCTATTTGCAAATAAAAATTGGTAAAAGTCTCTACATGGCGCACAGACTTGCATGGCTTTATGCAACTGGTGAAGACCCAATTTATCACGGTATGCAAGTTGACCACATAGACAACAACAAAACAAACAACGCTTTTACAAACTTGCGTCTTGTTACAAACAAACAAAATTGTGAAAACAGAACTTTGAACAGTAGAAACAAAACTGGTCATAGAGGAATTTACAAAAGAGGAAATTCTTTTGTTGCAGAGGTATGCCATAACTACAAACGCATAAAAGTTGGAAGTTTTGCAACATTAGAAGATGCTTGCCAAGCGGTTGAGCAAAAAAGAAAACAACTATTTACACATTCTGAGGAAAAAACAGCATGACCTATTGTTTTCCTTTCCCACCAGCAACGGGCGCAGTTCCTTGGACTGCCAAACAAATCAAAGAACACGCGCAACAACAACGCGCACAACTACCAGAATCACCATTATGAGAAGGGCAGCAAAAATTGACGCAAATCAAGAAGCGGTGGTTATTGCACTACGGGCGGCTGGCGCTACGGTTCAATCTTTGGCTGCTGTTGGCAAGGGCGTACCTGATTTGCTTGTTGGACACCAAGGCCAGACGTTTCTTATTGAGGTCAAGGATGGCAAAAAAGCCCCGTCAGCGCGTCAACTAACAGATGACCAAGTAAATTGGCATGGAGAGTGGAAAGGTGGCCTTCTAGCCGTTGCTGAAGGCCCAGAGCAGGCATTAAAAATTATTGGAGCAATCAAATGAGCATTGAAAAAACATTGAAACAACGTCAAAAGACTTATGGTGAATTTGCAACACACGCAAAAATTAGCCAAGACTTGAAAAATGTGATGCGTGAGCATGGGCTTTATGAGCTGGATGCAGACCAAATTGAAGCCTTGGAAATGGTGGCGCACAAGATTGCACGAATCTTGAACGGCAATCCCAACTACTTTGACAGTTGGCATGATGTTGCGGGTTACAGCACATTGGTTGCTGACAGGCTCAAATGAGATATGACCTGATTGACCAGCAGCAAGCGTCTGCCCTAATGAACAGCCTGTGGCCCAAGGTCAAGGCGGCATTGGCGGCAGGCCGTAAGCTGACGCTTGAGGTCAAAGACGCAAGCAAAAGCCGTGAGCAAGAGGAAAAGTATCACGCCATCATTGGTGACATTGCCAAGCAAGCGCAGCACATGGGTCACAAGTGGGATGCTGAAAGTTGGAAACGGCTAATGGTTGACAAATACTTGCGTGAAACAGGGTTTATGAACTCGCCAATTATTCCAAACCTTGATGGAACTGGAATCATTCAACTTGGCTTTCAAACCCGTAAATTCAGCAAAGAACAGGCAAGCGAGTTTGTTGAATTTTTGATGGCTTGGTGTGCTGAAAACGGAATTGAACTGAAAGATACGCCATGACGCTTCAAGAATTACGCTCATATTACAACTTGCGTCAGTATCAAATTTCTCATTTGTTGAACGCTCAAGAGTTTCACAAGCTGTGCAGCAAAGGAGCTGACTGCGATTTGCAGCTTTGGTTGTATTTGTTTTATTGGGCAGATGCAATGTGGGAAGCTGATGCGCTTTGGCAAAAGCTAGGCAACACAGACGCATATTGGAAATCTAGGGGTAAAAAATGAAAAAAAGTTGCAAACGCAAAGTTTGGTCAACCAACATCAACCCAATAGCCCATGCAATCGCTGGCGCTGCTGTGTCTGACAAGCAATCATTGGACAAACTGCGTATCTGTGAGCTTTCAGCCATTGACGCAATGACCAAAGGCATGGGAACAACAGAAGATTGGCGCTGGCTGGCTGACGTTATCAACATTGCCGAAACAATGGGCAAAGCTGGCATTGGTCCTGAAGTGCTGCCGTATTGCCAAGAAGCACAGACTGCCCTGCTGGAAGCCGCCAAACGCTATCAAGAAACCAAAAAAATGGGCTTGTCAGGCGCAGGAATCAAGGCAATTAAGGATGTGTGGGAGTTTCACGACCTTCAGCGCACCAGCATCCCACGGTCTGATTACGAAAAGATGATTCGTAAGACCGCCAATTACATTAAAAGTCACGGAAAAGATGTGGTGGAAATAGCATGATGATTCCAAAGTTCAACTACTTCAGAAGCAAGAAGCATCTTCAAAACGTAGCCAGCCTGCCTTGCCAAAACTGCTATGTAGAAGGCCAAACCCAAGCTGCTCACAGCAATTGGGTTGATTTGGGTGGCAAAGGCCGTGGGCTGAAGGCTTCAGACGAATACACGGCAGCACTTTGCCAAAGCTGCCATGCCCAAGTTGATAGTGGCGCTAAATTGACCAAAGACCAGCGCCGTTATCTGTGGTTAATGGCTTGGCAAAAGACCATTGCACAGCTAAAACGCGAAGGCAAATGGCCTGACGAGCTTAACCGTGAGCCTTAGAAGCTGGCATTTTTTCGTGGCGCTTGAGTTCTTTTTCCAAAGCCGCAATGCGCTTCATTTCTTCACGATGCTCTTTGACGGGTTCGTAATGACCTGTTGGGGTCTTTTTGGATTTCATGTCGCCAGAGACTTTAAAATTGGTAGCCATAGGATTTCCTGTTAAAATTGCATTGACATTGTGCCACCAACGGCATAAAGTTACCAAACAACTTCCTAAAGGAAAAATCATGGGTAAGATGGATTCAAACAAAGGCATCCCTAGCACTACTGGCGCAAAAGCACCAATGGGCGCAACTTCTTCTGACCGTACTGGTGAGCGCACTGGCTCTGTTAAGGGTGGCGTTGGCATGGGTAAAGAAGACGCAGTGGGCGCTGACAAGAAGTTCGACACTGGTCGCACTGCTGGCATCTGCTACGTCAAAGAAAAAGCAGCTTACCGCTAAAAAGCGAAGCCCAAGCAGTTGAGAAGGAACTGCAAGGGCTTCTAAACAAGGCAAATAAGGAGATTCGCCATGTCTGTTAAGAATTGTAAGGCTTGTGACCACTTCTGTGATAGTGGGCAAGCCATTGGAACTTGTCGGCGTTTTCCGCTGTTCCAGACCCGTTCACCGAATGAATGGTGCGGTGAATTCACGCCTGTGCCTTACTCAGAGCCTGTGCCTGATATGCTGGCATTGCCTGTGCGTGAAATGACAACAATGGCACAAGTTAATGCAGCTTTTGACAAAGCATACGAAGAACACACAAAGACAAAACGCAAGTACACCAAGAAGGTGACGGCATGAACATCAAGCCATTGCGAGACAAAATCATTGTCAAACCTGAACAACGCTTCAAATCAGAAGTGCTGGACTTGAGCAAAGTGGAAGGCTACCCAACGACAGGCCATGTGGTCGCTTTGGGTGACGAAGCTGAACGCCAAGGGCTAAAGATGGGCGATAAAGTCCACTTTGGTACGGTGGCAAGCACAGCCAAAGACGAATATCTAAAGTTTGAGCCGCTGAAGTTGGGCGATGACCAATGCCTGAAAATGAGCTGGCAAGACATTTGTTTTGTTGAAGAATGATAGTCAAAGAAAACATTTACACGCTGGCGCTGGCTTACGGCATAGCCAAGAAGCAGTTGGAGTTCTACAAAAAGAGCGGCAACCGCTACTATGTCAGCTTGTATAAAGGCATCGTTT